CTCCTTTGCAATTTGCTAGTGCATGAGCATACTTCTTAGCTTGCTTAGAAGCAACACTCAAACGTTGTGAACTTTTAATTTCAAACACCAGATAATATTTAATATTATTACCTATATATCTATAGATAAGATCAGAAGTTCCATTTGGAAAATCTGTTTCGTATCCTACCAATTCAAATATATCTGGTAATAATTCTATAACTGTTGCCATATTTGGATCTAATGGTCTATCTATATGATGAGTAAACTCATCCATAAATTCATCACTTTTTAGAATAATATCACTGTGTATAATTATTTTGGGAATTTTTGGTGTAACCGAGGTATTCCCTTCCTCGCTCTTAGTATTAATGGAACTTTCTTCATCATGTTCAGAAGTAACACTTGAGAAATCAACATTAAGAACAGATCCACAAATCATTTCGCGCATGGTGCGTGACATTTCCAAATCTAATAATGAACAATTAAATCGGATAATTCCTGAGCCCGGTGTAGCGACTCTAAATTTATCCATATCTGAAGTTTGTCTATAAATGGTTTGTATATCTTGTGCATCATTAGTTCTCAGAAGTTCTCGACGCACACTTTCATAATGATCCCAATCTAAATTTTTAGCCATATAATATCTCTTTTTATATATAGTAATATGTTCTTTAAACATTTTATCAAGATCATCTCCTTCAAATTCTTTATTCAAAGTTTCTGCTGCAGATGTTCGTTGAGTCTTTGTTTGACAAACAGGTATTTCTATCTTAATACAAAAATATCTATATAGCCTTTCATACCATGGAAGTAATTTTTCCATTTCTTTTGGTAATGAATATTTAGTGGGCCAGTAAGGTTTTATTATATCATCAAAGAAAGCTCTAAAACTTGATTTTGTTTTGACTTCATCAAAAATATCATTAACTGAAGAAACAAAGTCTTCTTGATTTTTATCATGATCAATAAAATCTTGCACAATAGAAGCAATCATTTGATCTCTTGATACTATCTCTGTATTAGTATCAAGCCTAACTGGAGCATCATAAG